TTAGCCCACGAAGCAATAATTCTGCTATAGTGGATTCCTTCAAACTTCTTGTTCTCAAAATTCCATGCCATAATTAGTTCCTCCTAAATGTTTATTGGACATTTCTGTCATAATATAACATGTTGTTTTCGCGCAAAAAGAAGAGTCCTTGTTAGAACCCCTCTTTTTTCCTCCTTTTCTTAGGACATTCCCTGACAAGTATATTATTTTTAATATACCAGTCAACGGATTTGTTAAGTTTTGTACACCTTCCGAATATATCACAATCGGTACAGTATGTACACTTACAATACCGTCCACGGTATAAATCTGATAATGTTGTCATAGATTTATCCTCCTTTCATTATATGATATGTTTTATATGCGCAAAAAGAAGAGGCTATGTTTCAAGCCTCAGGTAATACCATGTTTATATATATTATAAACGGTAGAACTTCCACCATAAATACAAATATAATCATGAATATCATCCAAAATACTGTATTATCTCCTCTTCTTTTCATTTTGTTCCTCCTTATCAGCATCATTAATAGCTATAATTAATATTGTGGCCAATGTGGCCCCTAATACTGCAATAACTACCATAATAGATACCTCCTTTTTAGTTGTTCTTCATTACATAGAATGTTGTTTTCGCGCATTTAAAAACATTTTTCAAAAAATCCCGCTGGGGAAAATTCCAGATTTCATTTTGAAAAGCTGTAGGAAAAGTGCAAAAAGAAGAGAGTATGTTTCAACTCTCAGATCCTCTTATCAGGATCAAATCTTGATTCTTTCCTCTCTTCATTTCTAATATTCTTTATCTCTTCTCTTGTGCTATCTGAAATTCTTCTGTCCAACAATCTCATAAGTTCATAATTTGTTGCGATTGCTACAGTATTATCTGTAATCCTCTCGCTTGTTCTTATTTCTCTAAACATTGTTAGATCCTCCTTTCATTTTTCTCATAATATAATTTGTAAAAATCGCGCAAAAACGAAGAGGCCATGTAGACCTCGTTCGTTTAATTGTATACGTACTTTTTCCTAGTGCTACCATCGTCCCAGGGTATAAGTCCGGCATCTTTAAATCCTGCCTTCTCAGCAGTTTTCTGAGATGCTATATTATCCTGCTCAATAATAGCCGATATAGGAACATTACTGTATTTACGTACAAGCTTAATAGCTTCTTTGATATTAGCTTGTGTAACACCTGTACCACGATACTTAGGATCAGTTGCCCAACCCATGTTCCAGCCGTCCTTGTCAAGACTTGCTAGTGTAACATTACCATACTTAGACACAAATACACTTACATCCGGATGATTAGGTTGATACTTAGCATAAGCTCGTATGAATTCTTTCTCAACACTTTTATCAGTTCCACCATCAGAGAACAATCTGTACTCCTCATCGCTTAATCTGTCAATAATCCTTTTATAATTATCAACTTTATTACGCATGGTATTATCTTTACTGAACGTAAACCGTCCGGTTTTGGGATCATGATTTTGGTTAAAGTGAGCTAACTGCATATCAACTCTCCTCAATCGCATAATACTCAACTGTCACATCGCCTGCGTCTGAGTAAATGTTGTTAGTACCGACAAGTGCTGGAATTCGGATAGGATCTGCTGTTACATAATAAGGAAAATATTCAGTTGGTCTTGTTGTTCCATTAATTAACATTAACGGTATTTCCCAATCTACAGTATCACCATTTTTAACTGATGTATAGAATCCCTGAACAACTACTGACGACTCTGCCGTGAATGAGGTAGATTTATTTGCATAATCCCCACCATCAATGCTACAGCGTATAACTAAATTTTCACTCATTATATATGTGCCAGCAGGAAGAGTAATCGGGTTGTCTGCCCATGCATTTATAAATAGAACTATGTTAGCCCAATTGCCAGAATTATTGGTTCCTTCGACATGAACTACACCATTACTATATGTAGCTGTTACATCACTTATAGTATTAGTCCATCCATTTTGAATTATATCTTCAAAAGGGAGTTTATTAATACCAGCAGGAACTGGCTGAGTAAGGTCAATGTAAAAGGGTTCTGCTAATGGATAAACTATCAAATAATCACCAACAGCATTAATTAAATCATCTTTATTATCATAAGCTAAATCTTTTATTCTTAGAGCATTATAAAATCCAGCTATTGATCCGTTTTTATTACCGCTTCCTGCTTGAGTAGGTGTACGATTGGTATACACTTCACACATCAAACCATCAAGAACCCGACCAGCATCAATATTTGATGCTATATCACTAACAGTTGCTGAAAAATAAGTAAAAGATGAAACATATGACCATGTTAAATCTTTTATTTTTACAGCCTTTTTAGTAACTAATACTCTTCTATTAGTACTATCCAAATGACCCTCGTAGACTGTCTGGCCAAACTGAACTGTGATAGGTGTTGGATCAGATGTATAAGGTTCATAGTTTGTTACCGTAGAATCGAGTTCAAGTTGAATCTTGATGTTAATATTTGAAGCTGATGCACCTGAAGAAAGCCTTACAAAAGTGTCTGCTATATATTCATCTTCTCTAACAGTAAAGCTTCGCGTTAATGCACTCGCAGTCAATCTCTGTCTACTTACAATTGTGTCGTCTTTTATCTTCTTAACTGTAGCCTGGATGTATGCATCACCAGTTACTAATCCCCATTCATCTGTTACTGAAAAGGTATAACGGTTGTTTGTATACTTCCATGTAGGAAAAGGATAACTGGTTATCGGATTGAGTGTTACAGGGTTAAAGAATAAAACTGATGCTCCTGTTGATGTACCGTTTATGGTTATAGAACCATCACTGTTTGGAGTATATGTTACATTTGCATATACACCTGAGCCACCAGCATACTGCGGAATTGATTCCTGTCTGGTATCTAACAGGTTCTTCCCAGTCCTGAACAACTTAGCTGAGTCATGACCGGTTATAGGACAAATATTTTCATAAGGTGCAAAAGAAGTTGCTGAAGAACCTTTTTCAATCTGGAAATCTTTGATATACATTGTGCCTGTATCTGCACCTGCAGTAACATAAAAACCAATATATATTGTTGTCGAGCCTGCACTTGTCGTAAATGTATAACTATAAGTTGTTTCCTGCTCGGTCAAATTAAATATCCTATACCAAGATATACCTGACCAAGAATTAACTGATGATATTTGTACTTTTTTATAATTTGCCGTGCTGCTTCCTTTAAATGATACAGTAACAGTAGTATTTTCAGGACACATTATTGCATACATCGCTCTTGTATAATTTCCCGCAGCATCAATCGATAAATTATTGTCATCGATATATGTTATAGTGCATTGCTGTGAATTATCTAAATTGTCCGTCCCAAAATGACTGATATTCTTTCCACCACCTGCAGGCCAAGCACCATCATAGCCGTGTAAGTCCTGTATAGGTTCGAGGTCTACATCTAACTTGATGAGGTCCTCGGCGAGGTCGGTTTCAAATGTGGCGATAGGACCAGAGACAGAGCGAGTCTTAAGAGCATTACCATAAGCGTCAGGCTCAATTTTCATTTTGAAATTAGCAGTTCCAATAGTATTTGAACTATCAGTTATGATAAACTCACACTCACTATCTCCGGCTATGGAACACATATCGGATGTTGTCACAATGTCTATGTAATCAGAAGAAGAATTCTCCAGAGTATAGACATGTTTAGACAAATCCGTTTTTCTCATAGAGAGAATTATTGTTTCTGTTCCAGATAATGTGTGTGGGAGAATTCCGTCGAACAAATGTGCACGGATTACTCGTCCCTCATCATACTGAGATGCATGACAGATACTAGGTACACCACCGGGAACTAAATTTACATTTATATGTTCCATAATTGTCTCCTTAAGATTCTGACTCTACTAACAGATAAAAAGAATGTGCTCCAATGTTATCTATTCTAAGTTTACAGTATACAGAGCCTTTTTCTTCCGTAACTGATTCCGGTATTGTAATATCAACATATTTGTCAGATGTATTTTCTACAGATACGGATACCGCTCTACCAACAGAATTACGGGTTCTCAACACAACTACTTCATTACCAGTAAGAACCATCGGAATAAAGTTGTCGAACAAATTACAACGAATAGTCCTTCCCGAATCGTTCTGCGAGATATGACATACAGGAGAACAATATCTTGGAACCATATCTAAATCTATTGATTGCATATTAATCTCCTTAATTTACACCATAAACATATTGTAATGAACCATTACTATTACTTGTACCAAATCGTATAGTAACTATATTATCAGAAATAGATAAATATATTACAGTATACTGACCATTGTATTCATAACCGAATGTTATTGGAAACTCAGTGCTTGACAATTGAGCAACCGGAATATACAGACCTTGAGAGGGAGCGTTAGCTCCTCCTTTACCAATGAGTGATAAAGCACTATACCCAGTTACATCAATAGTTGTAGAGCCTGATGTAAGTGGATTTACTAGGAGCGAGGTACAGCCAATACCGATACTTTGCCTAGTCTTAGCAGCATCTGTAACGTAAACAGCACCATCAACATCAATAGAATTCTGATGTGTAGGGAAACAGTTAACACTCATTGAACGTAGTAAACGGTCAAAGAAAATAATCGGTATTCCCTTACCAACGGTAGCATTATATGTGGTAGAACCACCTATTGCATCAGTTATTTTGATTTTTACATTCCACTCATACGTGTTATCAAGCTGAATAATATACGAGGTATTATCTTGTATTGTTACTTCTGGACCATAGTCTGCGTCCGAAGTCTTCTTAGTCTGATATTTAATCACTACTGAGTTCTGACCATCTATAGAAGAATAGCTAGCCTGTACTTTCAGGATACAGTCTGTTTCAAAGTTGTTAATTCTTGTCAAACTTATAGATCCAGTAGGAACTGACCATGCATAAATGTTAAGAGTTATTTCCAGAGAAGTATGATTTCCTCTAGAGTCTACAACATCTACAATTGCAGGCAAACTACTAGATACATTTATTGAACCATATAACTTAGTAACATTTGTCTGAGTCGCTCCAGATAATGTAATTGCCTCAGACACACCATTGATCGTTATTGTGGCACTCACAAGTGTGGCATATTTAAGAGCTGATAATGATCCAAACTTGAACTCTACAGTTGATAATGCCTGTACAATCTTTGTTGGATCATCTGTTACAGCTATTATATCAGTGTTTGTATCGTAATACTGAGCATCCGTAATAGTAGGATTACCATTGACAATACTCATCGTAGCAGCCTTCTTAGAATAGAACGTCTGGCCATTCATAATTGATTTAATTATAAAATAGGTTGTCAGTGTATTACTATTCGGGCATGCTGCTCTTAAAGCTTCTCGATTAGCCTCAGTAAGCTCAAAAGTATAAGATGAACCATTGATATCAATGTCTCTGTACGCTATAAGAGGATCTACTCCTGTATCATCGAGAGATATACAAGCCTGTGTTGATGATAATGCATCTCCAAGCGGGTTTGCATAGTTCATGACAGGGTTTGATTCATCTGTAAAGTTATCTATACTGGTTACATAAGCAAAACGCTGAATTGTATCCAATGTATATGTGTACGATCCAGTACAGTTGACTGAAGCCGAATACAAAGCTGCCCTAACGGACATATAAACGGACTTTGTACCATCCTCATTGTGATTGATAGTTATTGAGCCGGTCTTCTTAAATCCACCACTACCATTAACTTTGAATCTTCCTGTGAGATTGAGTACTGTCGTTCCACCAATTGATACAGTAATAGGACCGCCCTGAACGCTGTATCCAGAGCTCATTGTACCATTAGACTTGAGTGTCCATTTGATAGTTGTGGAGTTTGTCTCAATACTCTGAGTTCCGGTCCATGATAAGTTTAAACCAATAGTACCTGAGCTATTAGTACTATATTTGTTAGTGTTAAAATTACCACTTAAAGCCATATAGTCCTCCTTATGTAGCTACAGATACTAAAGCAACACCATCATTTACTATCTGATTGTTATTGTCACGAATCGTTACTGGTATAAATTTCATTTTATTGAAGAGTGTAATTTCTTCCTCTACAACAGACTTTTTCTGGTGGAATTCATCTTCATTTACCCAGAAAAGCTTTGAAGGCGGTGATGTTCTGCCATCGAAACCTGCAAAACCGTCTTCTGGATTAACTGATAGATAGAAACCATCAGTTCCGTACATCCTAAGACCATTCTTATCAAGCGAGGAAATGAGTCTATTTGTCTCATCATATACTTCGAGAGATCCATTTTGATTTAATCTGGAACCGAGTTGTAAGACACCGCCCTTAATCAGGTTGGCGCTCATAGAACCAGCTAAGATAAAGTCTGCTACAATCTTACCATCAGCAGTAATAGCTGTCATAAATGGACCAGCATATCCATTAGATGAGAATGCCAAACCACCCGAATTCCAGCGCCAAATATTCTGAGCCGTATTAATGGACGGAGAATCCATGATTAAAATCTCTTGAGGCTGCTCTACCGGATATGTTACAACATAACCTCCAGAATTACCTGTAATGAGGCTTGCTGCCGTAGCTATAGCACTCTGTAACTCTGTCTTACTTGTTTTTTCTTCTATTTTCTTCTCTTGAACAGATATAGAAGTTACAAGATTTGCTTTCTCTGAACCAAGCTCAATACTCTCGTATTTTCCAGCTAAAACATCATATTTTGTTTTAATTACTTTTGCTGTGGTCATTACACCAAGCTTAGGAAATTCTACGTCTACTGTATCGCCAAGTGATACTCTTTCAAGTACTGCAACACTTGCATAGTCGTCAGTATCAGCAAGATTTGCAAAGGACACATCAAGTGAAACTTTAGGGACACCAATGTCATGAGTATTAATATACTCCTCAGTAGCTTGCCTGAGTTCAATGACAGTAGGCTTATGATCAAACTCGTTTGTAAGATCAAGAGGAAGTACCTTGATGTAATCAGAAGCACCTTCAATACTTACTATCTTTTCAGGTAACTCGACTAAGCCGCCATCCTCGGAGCTTGTTTCGCTCACCTCTCTGTACCAGTACGGTCTAACTGCCGTGAATACCTCACTGATATTTTCTTCTTGTTTAAGACTGGTAAGGTTTTTACCATATCTAATTGATACACCTCTATCGGTTCCTCTATTGTTCCACAGTTTAACAGTATAACCATCAAACTCATATTCACCTCTGTATGTATCAAGAATTGAACCATCTATTCCTCCCAATATTGATCTCATATTAAGAGGAATATGAGTAGCCATGTCAGCAACTGTGGACTTATCTGTCCAAAACTCGAACGGACATGGTATATCGGATGCTGCTTTCATATTAGTAAAAGCAGATACAATAGATGTAGCCGAGAATGGAGCAACTGTAATGTCAGCTAAGTCATAACTTATATGCTGGGCATTTACAGTTACTATACCATTCATAGGCTTTGATATTCCATAAATTCTAAACGGTTGTGCATTTGCATACGGATTTGGTTTTGCATAGACGAAATTACGGAAAAGTAATTCCCCAAATTTCCTACCCGAAATAGGATACTTCATCTCTAATTCGAACGGACCATTAATCTCTTCCGTAACAACACATGACATAGCATCCGATAACGAACCTAGACCAGTAGAGATAAAATCCGTTTCTGAAGCATCATATAATCTAATTATACGGTCCACCATCGTGGTATTACCTCCACACTAACTACACCACCAGTAAACGATATTACTTGTCTACCTGGTTCTATTCTAGGATAATCACCATTAAGAACTATAAAATTATTTTTATTCTCGGCTTCATACCATGCATCCTGAAGCTCGCAATCCATAATAATATGTGTTCCTGAGCCTTCTAATATCTCGAAACTGTAGTTACCAATAGAAATCGTACCTTCTGTATTGTCAGTAACTATATTTAATATTGGAAAAGCCTCATTTATTGTTTCATTTTGAATTGCACCAGCTGATTCAAATAGTATAGGAATTTCTCCAGATTTAAAATAACGCTGAGGTTTACAAATAAACTTTAAAGTAGCTTTACCTGCCTCATTAAATAAATTATCAATATTTGTTTCATTATTATAATAAGCCAACCTATAGAAATCCTCATCATATGAATCTTCTAATCGAGCATAACCAGAGGCTGAGTAAAGCCACTCAGCAACTTGACTCATCTTTGTAGAATAAGAAGTCCTGTTGTAAGTGGCTATACTAACCTTATATTCTCTGGGTACATTCTTATATGTCTTAGTATCAATTACTAAGTCACCATTTCTTCCAGGTACATGTACAATATCATAAATCTTTTCAGGAGCAATATAATTAGGAAAAGTCTCAACTTCTAATCCAATATCTCTTGAAGATCGTCCATTAAACATTACAATCCCCATGCTTTATTCCTCCTATCGATTTGTGTACCAAGTTTGTCAGAAACGGCATCAGCAACTTCATCAGGGTTATCACTTGTGATATAGAAATTGTTATTCTGTACAAGTCCATTTTGATTTTCAGGAATATTATCAATAGATTCCTTAAGACCAGCAAGTGTTTCTACCTGACGATTCTGGGAAGTTATATTATTATTTATTCCTTTTCCTGAATCGGCTGCTAACGAAACAGAACGCTCTGCTCCGAAAAGACCGTCGAGAACAGACATACCAGTTGCTACATCTGTTAAATCTAAAATAGGCTTAATAGTAGGATCTTCTACTTCAGACGATACTAATTCTCCAAGTCCTGTAATAGCAGAAGAAAGAGTATCTATAGCAGAATCACCGAGTGTATTTACAGCATTCTCAACTTTAGGAATAAGTTTGATTACACCATTGATGAAACCTTCATCAAAGAATACACCAATTTGCTCAAGTACCTTAGAAGGTGAGTGAGTATCAAACTTCTTCTTTACAGTATCAATAACATTGCTAGCCCATGTTCGGACGGAATTATATGCTGTAGCTGCTTTATCAGTAATACCTTTTACGAAACCAGAAATTACATTACCAGCCATCTTGATAAATTCAGAAGAGTTTCCTTTAGAGTCAATGCCAAGTCTCTCTTTGAATTTATTAATAATACTGGTGGCGAGTGTTGTAATTTCTTCTTTAGCTTTACCGATAAACTGCTGAATACCATTAATCAATCCTCTTACTGTATCGTTACCAGCGTCGGCGAATACAGTGGACGGAGAATTAATACCGATAATTTTCTTGAAAGTGGCTATAATAGCATTAGCTAATGTTGTAATTACTTCTTTAGCTTTACCAATCCACTCCTGAATACCATTAATGAATCCTCTTACAGTATCGCCAGCCATGTCTCTGAATACAGAGGCTTCATTTTTATCTTTTGCAATACCAAGAACAACCATTACGCCGTCAATAATAGCATTGCCAAGCTTAACTAAAGCAGCATGTAATTCTTCAGCATGTTGATCGATACCATCAGCAATTCCGTTGATAAAAGCTAATACGAACTTCCAACCAGTTTCCACAATATTAGGAATCTGTTCTGTGATACCTTTTATTGCTCCTGTAATGAGTTTTATACTTATAGTAGTAATTCTCATTACAATAGTTTCAATATTATCATCTATCTGCTGCAGAGTATCCAATAACAACGTAAAGAATGCTGACGTTATTTTAGGAGTTGCATCTACTATGATAAATAATATATTATCAAGAAGATTTCCTAAGAATTCTGTAAGTTTCGGGAGAAGCTCATTACCCTTATCAAGGAGTCTAGAGAACAGGTCTGCTAAGATTTCCACTATAACAGGAACTCCCGCTGAAATAGCAAGAAGTACACCGGTTACAACCATCTTAACAGATTCCCAGATTGTTTCCTTATTATCTGTAAGGACTTTAAGGAAATTAATGAGAGCCACACCAACATTAGTCGCTAATGCTGGCAATTCATCGAAGAATGTTCGTATAGCATATGCAAGATTATCTATAGCAGTATGATCAAGCTGTGCTAACTTCACAATGCTATCCACAACCATCTTAACGGCAAGACCCGCTAATGCAGCACCTGCACCAACTAATGCTATAGCACCACCAAAAGCAATTAAGGCAGCAGTAGAGACTGCAAATTTTTGCATTATGGCTGCAACTGCGCCAACGGCTACCGTTATAATTGTTATGGCAGCGGCAGCAGCCAACATTTGAGCTGGGTTAAGATTTTTCATGAAAGACATGCCTAAACCTATAGCAGCTATGCCGGTGCCCATCATAGTAAATGCCATACCCCAACCTATAGCGGCTTGAGCATCCATTCCTGTTTTTCCGGAACTTAATATTTTAAATACACCGACAAGAGCATACATAACGCCTGCCAACGATACAGTTGCTGCAAGTAATTGTGTCCAATCCATTCCTTGCAATAATGCTATTGACAGGGCAATCTCAATTATTGTAGTGCCCATCATGCCAAACAGACCGCCTATAGCAAGCAAATCTTCAGCATCGTATCTATATAAATCTTTAATTATAAGATACATTCCGCCTACAAAGGCTGCTAAAACAGCTGCGCCTCTAATAAGGTTTTCTGTTTTTAACATTGCTAATGCTGTAATAGCGGCAGCTATTTCGAGAATAGCATCGGCAACCATTTTCCATCCAGCAAACTTTATAAAATCTTGAGCCGACTTAGATATACCTTTAAAGCTTTCATTTATATTGTCGGCAATGTCGTTAAGAGTCCCCAACGGTCCGACATTTTCTAAAGGACTTCGGAGTGTTTCCATTGTTTTTACAACACCCTTAAATTCTTTAAGTCCTTTATTTATAAGATAAAGTCCAGCAAGGATTCCGGCAATGATTGCAATTGTTCTTAAAGTTTTACCAGCATCGCTATTAACAAATTCATCCCATGAATCTGCAAATGCTTGCAGTAAGTCCAAATTATTAATCCATGTCTGGAAAGGGGTATCGCTGTCGTGTTTTCCGCCTTCTTCGTTCCACTCTTCCCAACCGAAGAACTTCCTTATTTCATGAATGCCATTTTTTACAGATTCAACAGTTTCTTTGAATTTAGTTGTAGCTTCTTCCCAAACTTCAGACCAACTCTTATTAAATAATTTATGAGCCAATTCATCCATTTTGACTGGGATTTCCTGGAAGAATGCTGTAATTCTTATCCACAAATCTTCTAAGAAACTCTGAACATCTTCAAAGAACTTTACTACTTTCTCTTTCGATTCTACAGCCCAATCTTTAACATTAGACCACCAGTCTTTGAAATCACAACCGAATAGGAATTCACTAAGACTATTAATCTTTTCAGGAAGATCCTTACAGAAATCAATAGTTGCTTTCCATGTGTCAAGAATCCACTGACCAAGCAACTCCCAGAAACCCTGTAAATCAGTGCCAAATAGTTCTTGTGTCGCCTGATTTGCATATTCTGGCAAATTCTTAAAGAACTCGAAGACAACATAACCGGCATAAAGAACTGCTTTGCATACTAAATCCCAAACTTCATCCAGATGCATACCGAACATAGCCATGGTGGCTTTATCGGCATATACAGGAAGCTGCTTAAGAAATGCTACTATAGCACTTACAGCCTTATCAAAGATCTCATTCTCTTTAATCCAATCTCTAAGAGCAACAAGCCAATCACCTATGCTTGCTGTAACATCTAGTATCGGATCAACCATGTTACCGGTTTCAACAGTAACATCCCTAAATGGTTTAATACATGCGATGATAAGCATTTTAACAATATCAAGAATAGCAAAGAAACCAGCAAAAGTTCTGGTAAGTTTATCCATTCTTTCCTTGCTAATGTATACCTTCTGCATGAAGTTAACTAAACCATCGGTTAACTTTTCAAGAGCCTCAAGAACTGATCTTATACCAATTCTTAAATCCGAGAACTCTTTTGTTCCCTGACTAGGGAATATTTGCTGCCATGCATATTTTATAGCTCTTCCAATTTGGGTAAATGATTCTACCAGTAATGCAAAAGCTTTAGCAATATTGTTGGCAACAATATGCAGTTTGCCAGACTCGTAGCCTGTTTCTGCTAAAATGTTCTTTAAATCTTCAGTAAATTTAAAGAAATCGTGAGTTACATTAGACCAGTATAAAGCCGTCTTTTTTGGGAGGGCGTTTTCAAAAGCATCCTGAAAAGCTACCATTATAGCTTTGATACTGTTCCAAATATTCCACAAACCGCCAATAAGATCTTTTCTACCACCGAGTATATTCCAAGTTTCAAATGCTCTTCGAACACGGTTTATTGGTTCTACCATGATCTCATACATTTCTTCAGCAACATCAGACCATAATTCTTTTGATTCCTGATAATTACCGAATATTGCCGTGAATATGCCCATCCATGATGATCCTATAGCATCTGCTACTGCAAGTGTAACATCTTTAAAAGTCTTACACTCCTGACCAGCCATGAATGCCTGACGACCTAAGTCCATATAGTCTGTTGATAATATAGCAAGACCATCGGCAAGAGCTTTTACTCCTGATATATTTTCCTTATCAGCGAGATTTTTAACCCACGAATCCATATCCTCGCCATTAGCCAGGGCTTCTTTATATTCTTCTGTTATACCTAATAATTCAGTTGCCGTCAAACCAGTACCTTCGACAGTTTTATATAACTGCTCTGAGAAGTCACCATAACGCTTAAGTATCTGAGTAAGGATATCTTTGTTCAACCATTTCTCAGATAGTGTTGTTCTGAAATTATCAACAGAAACTTCAATATTTTTTACACCCTTTGCGAGTTTCTTAGGAAAAACGATTTGGTTTCCCTTTTTCTTAAGTACTCCTAACTGAACACCAATATCTATTGCTGTCTGTTTAAATTCTCGAGTAGCCATATTAGCGTTCTCGATAGATTTCCAGTCAGCAACTGTAAGTACACCCATGCCCATAGCCTGGGAAAGATTATACATTGCACGACTTGCTTGCTCTGCATTTGCACCAGAGATAGCTGCCCAGTTAGCAATACCCATCATTGCTGATGTAGCATCGTCAAGTTTAATACCTGCAGAAACAAACTTACCAATATTATTAGTCATATCAGTAAGATTATATGATGTTTCATCTGTGTACCAGTTCAATTTCTCAATCTGACCTGATACATAATCCATCTGTTCACCAGTATCTGCCCAATCTTGACGAGTAGCATACATAATAGTCTGAATAGACTCCATCATCTTTTCGTATTTACCGTATCCTTCGGTAACACCTTTCATGATGTTGTCTTTCCACTTCATACCCATGTCAACAATAGATTCAGCTACCTTAACAATTGCAGTATGTGCTAATATACCAAACGTAGTAAACTTCTCGGAAATATTATCTACAGATGAACCAATGCTCTGTAAACTTCCTGAAATTGCTGAGGTATCTACAGTGGAATCAAACTTTAAATTTTCTTTTAAATTATTTAATGAGGATATACTTTCGGCTATTCCTCTCTCAAACTGAGAGTTTTCAAACCGCATCTCTACAACTTTTTCATCAATAGTTCTAGACATTTATTGTATAACCTCCTTCCATGCAGTATCTGCTATTTCTTCGAAAATAGGAACTATAATAGGATTAATATAGTCTATTCCCTGAACAAATCCACCATTCCTAGTGGCATGACCATACTGAAGTATTATAGCTATAGGAGTACCTTCAGGTGTTGTATTTGAGTTACAAAAAATTAAAGATACCCTGCCTTTACTGCGTTCTATTTTATAATACCAGCTGCTAGCTGTTTTACCAGTATCAACGGGTGTTACAGACCGTAATGCCTCTACGCCCATTCTACCATATTTGTCAAGATTGCCTAATTTAACTACTTCTTTAGCTCTCTCCAAAAACGATGATAGATGTTTGAAATCTCCCCGTTGAGTAATAGTAATCATTTTGAATCTCCTTATCCTAAAGATCCGGTACGTTTTCTTCTAGCAGCATTCATAGCCGCATATTTATTAATTAGCTGTCTCTGATTTGTCTTTTTGGGAGGAGCATTTTTTATATTGCATACGTTAATAAGTGTTAGCAATCTATTTAAATGCCACTTTTGGAATACTTCTATATCCATCCCAATAGTAATCATCCAGTAATAAATAAGTTCCGATGTAACTATTTCACGATTATGAGGTGAATTAGGATCATGTCTTATAGTCGTAGCAGTCATCGGATTATCAATATACTCTTTTATTTCTTGTACATTTTTATCCGTAAGACAGAGGTAGACCTCTGGACTAACATTTTGTGTAATAGTCATACATTTAATGTAGTCCAGGATCTCTTCTGTTGTTTTATCGATTTTCGATAAGAACGGTTTATGCCACTTTGCTTCCCATTTTGAAATAGAGACTAAAGAATGCTCTAAAACTAGCTCTACATCTTTAGGAATTTCAACTTGTATAAACTCGTTCTTCGAATCACTATAAAGTTCTTTTTTCGTTTTGGGAACCGTAATATGTAGTGGCATATTGTACTCCTTATTTGCCGTCAACAAGTGGTGTAACTGTTCCCGAATCGTCTGATTCTTCCTTCGCAGCTGCAATTGCGGCCTGTGCTTCTGCAAGCGGCTGCTTAATTTTCTCTCTTTCTTCCTTACTAAACGGCATAATATTAGCTAAGAAGTTCAAGGCCTCTGCCGGGTCCTGAAGTAATTCCCAGAGCAACTGATCGTATGCCGCAGAATACATGAACTCTTCCAGATATTCTGGCTTTTTCCAGAAATGCTTTCCATCAGGAGACTTAACTCCGTAAGATCTTGTGATAACTGTCTTACACATATTGATGATCTTAGCGCCATCAATTTTCTTACCAACATCAATAAGCATCTTTGAGAAACTTGTTTCGTCGTCTTTCTCAAGATCTGCTACTTCACTTCGACCGAGATGAAAATATAGTGTTTCTTCCTGTTCTACGTCATCGAAGTCTGTATACTTAACTACTCTTGGATACATTTTGTATATCTCCTTTCAAAAATAGGGGGGCATCGATTAAGAAGCCCCCACATAATAACTTATGCAATTTCCTGAATAATCTGCAAAGGTGTGAGAAGCGTGGAGTTGTTCTGGTCAGAGCCGTAAAGTTTGCTCTCTAACTTTGTCCATCCAGCACTTGTAACCTTTGTGCTGTCGATCGTAACGATCGCTGTAGGTCTGTAACCAGCAACCTCAATAGGTGTTGTACTGATTTCCCAAGACATTGTATTAGCCTCAGGAGAATCATTAACCGTATTATATGTCATCTCTGTAGGAGCAGCCATACAACCGTAAACAATATGAATCTTCTTACCATGATCTGCCTGATCAGTGTCATTACCAATCTTTGTCTGATAAGAGAATGCGAACATTCTTCTCTTCTGCTGACCTATGGAAATACCATCCTGAAGCTCTGCTTCGCCATTGCATGCCTTGAACTCATCAGGATACGTGTATGCTTCAATAGTAGCAGCAAACTCTTCATTAGAAATGAGGTTGAGATACTTAATGTTATCAGCATACAAAGCAGTAGGCTCAGCACCAGAAGGCTTCTCAGAAACTGATGTAAGACCGTTCCAAGCTACACCATCAGCATATCCACCTGCACCGTTATTAAGTTCAGGGTCCCAAACCCAAAGTACGCCGTGGTCAACGCCTGTTTCATAAAGACGCTCACCAACTTTATCCCATTCCAAAGGGGCATATGTAGCCATGAATTATTCCTCCTAATAAAATATAGTATATGGATAGTGATTAAGATTATCTGAAACATATGGAGTTTCAAGTTCACAATATGGTAAATCAGATAATGCATAAATCATAGGATCATCTGGATTGTCCGTTATATAAATCATCTTATATTTCGTACGCTTCAGATAATGCAAGTTGTCTGCAGCAACATTATCTAATTTTGCTAAATTATATACTATTGCTGGAAAAGACATCATGAATGACGGTGGTGGTTGATAATAAACATTTCTATCACCTTTGAACGATTCAAGAAATGCTTGAAATTCTAGTCTGGTTTTACCCATTTGTGTATACCTCTCCCATCGTCAGAATTAGTCGTGGATACTGGACATCAACACTGGTTACTTTCCATTTGGTGCCCAGATATTCCACGTACTTTATAGAGTGAAAATTCAATCTGGCATAAGGATCGGCTATTATACTAATCTCATTCTGCACGTTAATATTGTCATTAACTTGCCCTGCCGTTTTCGGACGAAAATGATTTCTATTGAAATCGGCATAGTATTTCTTAGGAACTATTATGTTCTTCCAAACGCCTGGAGCTGTTTCTGTTCTTTCACAGAACCCAACAGTGCCGTAATACTTAGCCATTTTGAATTTCCTCCCTAAAATTTACTTCTTAAGCATCTGCAACAGCTGCAAGAGAAGCAATATCAGCACTCGTAGATGTAGTACCATTAGGTACGATGTAGAAGATAGATCCTACAGAAGATGTCTCTGAATACTTGAACGGGGTAACAAGAGTTCCGTCACCAAGAGAGATAAGAGCTCCCTTAATGAAGACGTTCTTGAGCTCGCTAGTAGTATACTGCTCAGTGCATGCTTCATCCTTGTAAGCCTTTGTCTGGTTGTTCTTCTTATAAACCATAAAAGCTCTTACATGCTGCTCGTTAGCATCTTCATAAATCTTTACGATGTTAGCCATTATTGTTTTCCTCCTATTAAAAGTCGATCACTGAATTAGTTTCCATCACGGAGAAGGATTGCAGAGTAGGGCTTTGTGAGGGCGCCAGACTGCTGCTCTTCCATGAGGTAAAGCTGCTGGTTGTAGTTGATATCGAAGTCATCGAAGAAAGCCTTCTTACCAGCATTCTTCTGACCAATATTGTAGTCTTTGAGATCGAGCATTACGCCAATGAAACCCTGAGGGCAAATACCTGCAGGAACCTTAACGATTCTGCTGATACCCATAGCTGTTGCAAGCTCAGGAAGAGTCGGGTAGAGTCTGTGACCGTGAGCATCTTCCATGAGAAGCATCTTAGATACCTGCTTCTGCTCAAAGAAACCAACAATGTTACCGGAACCCTGATAGTCATCCTGAGAAAGAACTGCTGCTGTGATAATAGCATGTTCCTTAGATTCACCCTGTTCAGGTGTAACATCATACTTGATGCAGTAAAGATCTTCGTCCTTAATTACAGGAATGATGCAGTCTTCGTCAACCTTATCAGCGTCACCATTAGAACGACCATCACCGAAGAGATATGCACGAGCCTTCTCCTCGTCAAATTTAACGTTCATCTCAGACTTAACCCAAGGGATAATATCGAAGTCTGCATTTATGATATCCTGTCTATCGAACTTCTGCTTCTTGTAGATCATGCAGCCGGATACAACTCTCTTCAAGAGCTTAAATACTTCTTCCTTCTTGTACTTACCCTTGATGTAACCCTTTGCACGAGAATCATCGCTGGTAATATCAGCAAACTGCATTCTTACCTTCTCAAACGGTGTGTGGTGTACACCATTGATTACTACGGATACCCAGTCACTAGGCTCATTGTTGATCCACTGAGGTCTATCATAGATATCCTTCTCTTCAGTATTGATGAACTCAAGATTTTCAATACCATATTCTGCAGCGTGTGCCATGTATGTCTGTTTGAGAGACTTGCTGTCGTTGCTAGCCTCCTTGAGAACATCATTAAGCATGCTGTGAACTAATTCCTGATCATTCTGTGCATCGTTGTCAAAAATGTTATGCTTCACGTTATCTGTCTCCTTTGTGTTATTTGATCCTTCCTCTAATGCAAGCCCAAGCATTGCATAGAAGACTTTTTCCTGTTCATCGTTAAATGAATCGATGACTTCCTTAACTGTTTTTGCCATCTGCTTTGTCTCCTTTTCTGGCTCATTACTGTTGTTTGATTCGCCATCAGAATGTGAGATTTCTGATTCGATGGCAGGTTCTGTTTTTGCACCCTCTGAATGACTCATTTCTGGTTCGTCAGACGGCTGCTCAATATTTTCGCCTGTATAGATGACACCTTCATCTGTAGGCGAACTGTCACCATGAATAACATCAAGGGACTGAATAGATGCTCCCGGATTAGCACCTGCTAAAACCAGACTTACTTCTCTAATCACGCCATGCATAACATTAGATCCGTTCTGTTTAAGCTGATTAGCGAAGATAGACAAAGAAACGATATCACCATGCTGGACTAACGTCTTAGCTAAAGCACCGTTTCTTGTGTCGTTAAAGCTGCAATACGCGTAAACACCTTCATCACGATTTTCAAGCAGAGCATGTCCGAGCACGTCTTCTGGATCATTGTGATTATGATTCCAGACAAGCGGAACAGTCTTACCATTGTTTTCGGCGAAAGCATCCTTCATGATTGTACGTCCATCAGAACATTTTAAATTGTTCTTGGTCGCCCAACCACCAAAGTCGTACTTTTTCATTCGCTGTTTTCCTCCTTCTTACCATCGTTTACTTTGTTTTGCTCTATCTTTGCATTAGCTACGTCGGTTGGCTGATTCAAGTTCTTATTACGGAGTTCATCTGCTGCCGGATCTTTAGCAGGTTTCATTCCGATAGACTGTCGAATCTCATTAGATGTAGCAATCTCATTTCTTGTCAATTTATCGGCCAGTTCGGCAAGCTGTGTAGCAGGAACTAACTTCAGCGGATCTCTGAACGACATAATTGACTCATGGTGCTTGGATCGAGCTGTAGGAGATAGAAACTTACGTTTCATCTCGTCAACAACCGCAGATACGATAGGCTCAATTAATCGGTTCTGATAGTTTAACATAGTTTCCTCTTTGGCTGAACCATCAAGAATCTCCTGATTGATACCTAACTGGCTATATAGCATACTCGTTAAGTACTCAATCTGTTTCATCAAGTTGTTTTCAACCGCACGATTCAACTGTGTAATACGCTCGGTACCGTCAATATAGGCAATACCGTATTTTGAACCTGTTAACTGGTCTTCTATATCCTTACGCCTCTTTTCGGCTTGGTTGCGTTTTGTATCTGTCTTAACAACATATGGTAACTGAATAATCAAATCCAATTTACCAGATGCACTCTGTTCATCAATAGCATCCAATAAATTTAATTTACGAATGAGTCTCTGAAGAACTGAGTTTGGTTCGTTAACAACAGCATATAACGGGTTTTCAACTATAGCTACTGATGTTTTAGGACAAACTACTTCTTTTCGTATGCCTTTATCATCATCGTAGATTTCTACTCTTACAGAACGAGGATACCAATCTACAATTTTACCTGTCCTCAACGTATATATATCGACATCGTCTCCTGTATCAGGATCTCTTTCGGTATTTGTTGGGACAATAGCTACAGACCCTTCATCAAGTAATGAAAGATACACATCATGACGAAAAGCTCTTGCCGCTTGGTCAATATTTGCTTCGAGTGTTAAACAGTTATTCAGTCCGCTGTCAACTTCCTCTTGATATCTTCCATCTTTATCTGTTTTTACATGTTTGATTTCGATAGCAGCGGCGTCCATTGCTATTCTATTATAGATAGAAGTTATAATAGAACGTTCAGTACCTCTTGACAATCGGACTCTATCCGGTCTTGAAGAGGAGCCGAAACCAGGGCCATAATTATGATATGACCTAATGGAGTCTCTGCCAGAGAATACATTCCAGGCATCTTTTAGCCTAGTAAGTATTGTATCTTTGGCCATTTTGAATTTTTACCTCCTAGATTTCCATTCTATTAACTTCTGTTTTACGATAAGCGATTCTACCGGAGCCGTATATTCCTTGTTTGAACCGTTCAATACTAAAATCTGGATCTGTTAGTGCTACGTGAACACCAAGTTCTCCTCGTTTAGCAATGAATTGAACAACTCTTCCAGAGGGTGCGGACGGAAGTTTATCAGTAGTAGTATTCATTAATTCTGCAAGCTTTCTGTTGTATTCGTTAATGTACGATTTACTGATTCTTCCTTCTTTTAGCTGGTGCATGTAAGCAGGATTAAGTTCCCGCTTAACATAACGGTCCATCTCTTTCTTAATAGGCTTATAAGCTTTATCACGGATTTTTCCATAATTCTTTTTTGCCCACTTGTTGTCCTTATCTTCCAGACGTTGCTGTTCTTTAATACGTTTCCGCTCACTTACATATCCGTCGCCGTCACCATCACCGAAATCAAACCTACCTAGTTTGTCATGATTACGGTTAAAGTGCATTAGGTAGGACATATCCAGCTCCTTTATGTATAAATAGGAATATAATACAATCTCTTAGAATCTTTTGTTACTTGGGTCTTACCATTTTTAACACCAACAATGTAATCATTCAATGTCGGATACGGAATTCCTAATATATTAGGATCTAACCCTAATTCACTAAAATAATTTTGAGCAAAAATAGATTTAGGGTTTAATTCTTTACCCTTCATAGCTGCCTTATATGCCTTTAAGTTTACATATTTAGCAAATAACTCTTCTGATTTCTCTTGAGCATACTTATCCACTAAGGCAGTTGCAGCATCTCTGGTTTCTCTTTTCTGAAATAATCTATTTTTCTTAGATTCTCTTAAAGTTTTATTAAATCCCTTACGAGCTTCTCTAATGTCAGACTTATATTCTTTCTTAAGAGATTTATATCCTTCTTTAGAATATGTGAACTGACCATTCTTTGGATCATGATTTGGATTGAAATGGGCGAGATAAGCAGATGAATCGGAATGTTCCATCTTTTTTGCTGCTTCAACACAGCCATTTATAAATTCATCTTTTTCGTCTGTTGGACCATATTCTGTAAATCCACAATAATAAGCATCAGGATATGGGAGGTTCTTTTCAGCATCATCATAGACTTTTCTATTCTTATTAAATTCTTCACGGTACTGCTCGAGAAATTCATTGTTCTGATGCTCGCAATCATTGACACTATTTATCATGTCAACAATTTCTTTTACACTTTTGCCCTGACTTGCTAAATATGCTATTTCTGGCATACCAATCGTCTGGTCTTCAAATAAGAACCATGAACGTTCACTATTGTCGTCTATGTCTCCAGGATTCAGCCAGCCTAAACCTTCTAATCCAATATCAGCGATCTTAACGACATCCTTACCCCAAGCTTCTTCAGCATTGTCATCATCTGATTCAACCCACGGAAGTTTTGTAGTTCTTTCATAAAATTCAGAGACTTTAGCATCCTTATAAGCTTTATACTTAGAGTCTAATTCAGATGTTCTGTATGAATCAGGAGACTTCTTTTCAGAAACTGAGCTGTTCTTTCCAAATGTAAACCTACCGAGTTTATCGTGGTTCTTGTTAAAATGCATTATATAACTCATTTTGAATTCTCCTTTATTTTGGATCGGCAGCAACCCAAGCAGCCCACCGCTTTCCATTTTCTATATATCTCTGATTGGCCTTTATCTGTTCTTCACGTAATTTCTTACTCATTTCACTATTAGGATCTTGCAAATCTTTATAGTCTTTTTCGAGTTTTGCTACGTGGTCTTTATAATTATATGTACCTCTTCTACTATAGGAATATGGTTCAAATACTATACGAGAGCCATTAGGATTTAGTATTGATTTTCGTTTTTCACTATATAATTTATTATAATCAACTGTTAAATTATATATTCGATCACCCTTTGCTTTTTCATTCTCGTAGATTTTCTTTGAATCCCACACGTCCTCTGTTTTCAATCCCAGTTCTTTTAATTGCTTCTGAACAGTTGGTGAATTGACAAATGCTTCGCCAGTCTTAAGGTAATTCTGTATTTTTGTGTCTATACTTTTTACGGCTTTCTCCGCTTCTTCATCTGACATTTTCCAGACACTTTTAAAATTAGCAATCCTGTCTGCTCTTTCCCAAAAGAGAAGTTCTAGACCATCATAAATATCTTCATCAAATCGACGTTTCTTTTCAAACTCGCCATAATTTTCTTCGTCATATTTTTTTCTGAGCTTAGTGTATTCTTCTGTATGCTTGCCGTTTTCGTCATAAAGATATTTATAATTTTTATATTTGCTAGCGATCTCTTTTGCTTCTTTATCGGATAACTCTTTGTCTGAATAATTACCAGCAGCAATGCCGGCAACTTTAGCAGCTGTTTTACTAAAAGTGAACCGACCATTCTTCGGGTCATGATTAGGATTGAAGTGAATAAGATAAGACATAGTGACCTCACTCAAAAGCGTCTTTATTTAACTTATAAGCGACGTATGCGTCCATCATTGCTGCTACAGCATCGATTTTCTCATCACTACGCTTCTTATATAATTTCCTGTTACCATTTGTATCAACAAGAGCAATACAGTTGCCCATCGCAAAAGACATCAACTTCTCATCGAAGAGGAGCATCCTGTCTTCTGCTAAATCTTTAAGTTCACCGAGAGGAACACTCTCCGTCTTGGCACCCTGAATAACCTTCTCTATGCCAAAAGGACCGTTCTCTGTAGCCCATCGCTCAACAAATTCTCTAGCATTATAGGGGTCATATCCAAAACTTCTAACATCATAGCCTCTTTCTGTTATATGATTATCAAGGTCATCATATACCTGAGTCATATCAAGTACAGTTCCATCAAGAACCATAAGACTTCCTTCAGCCATAAATGTCTCATATTTCTGCCTCATAGCCAACGGCAATCTCATAAGTGTACGAGACGTTATATAGTTTCTCGTCTTTACACCAAACTGACCATTGGATAAAGGAAAGAGGAACGTAAATGCACAGAAGTCATCACCCTGAGACAAGTCTGCACCAAGGGAACACGGCATCTGCCAGAAATCTCTCTTTCTATGAGGAAGTGTTTCGTCATATGTAAAGTAATATGTATAACCCTCCATCGGAATACCGAATCTCTTCGCAAGGATATCATTCCTAGCATCAGGGACTTTCTCGGCTCTTTCTTTATCAAGCTGATAAGTCTCATAAGATACAGTCTTTCCGAGATTAGGATTAGCTTTAAGCCACATATCAGGGTTATCAACCTCGTCTATATCATCCAGTTTGTACCACCAGATAGATACATGAGGATTTATATATTTACCCTTTAATATGTCTGCTAATTCCATTTTGATTGTGTCGCCGATACCGTTTCTTACAGTACCTTCTGAACTTGTCGCTAAGATAAAGTAATCCTCCATCTCAGGACCTCCTTTAGAAGCACCCTGCTCAACAGCACCGACAATATTCTCTTTAACATCGCCCGAGAGCCACTCATCGATTGTGGTTATTTTATTACGGAGTCCCTGAAGCTTGTCAACCGACATTGGCCTGATTTCAAGCAATGAACCGGTGAGGAAATTCTCGATTCCCTTCTTTGTAGGAGCAAGCTTCGTACGTTTAGCTTTAGAGCCAGTAGTGTTCTGAAGTGAACCCTCTGTTAACATCTTAAACAGCGGGCCACGCGCTCTAGTAATTGCCGTACGTATAGGTGACATAACTTCTTCTGCCTGCTTCATTGTAGGAGCAGTTGTTACCTGATGAGTAGTGGAGGTATCTACATTCAGGAAAAAGCTTTGAATGCATGATGCATACATCGACTTTGCGGCACCTCTGGCGACTATAAGATATTGTTTATTAATCAAGCGCTTCTTGATTCGCTTGGTTACATATCTTCCTCCATGATTATTCTCGCTCGGCTCGTATACACTTCTTTCTTCAAAGTAGTACCAACCGAATACTTGTTCTGCCCACAGCTTAAATGAATCAAGTAACTCTAAGTCACTACCATCGGTAAGTGTGAGCTCATCATTACAATAAGCAATAAAACCCTCTACAGCTTTATCATCATAGTATACACCAGGATTCTTTATAAGATCATCTATACGGTTCATCTCCATAGAGACTTCTCTGCATACGGGTATCTCTCCGCGTAATACTGCGTCACGGAACATACCGTAATATCTCGGTACAGCCGTGTTCGATAAAGCCATTTTGAATTTTCTCCCTATTGTTTAAAATTTCTAAGAGTATCGATATCTTCTTTAATACCCTTACCTAAAGTGAATACAGAAGCGGCAGGGTTTACTAAAGCTGAAGAAATAATAGCACGGCCTCTGTTCTTATCACCGACACTACCGGCAAGAAGTCTAAGTGAAGTAATTGGCATTCCTGATACAGCTGCTACAATAGCTGCGGTACGCATTCTGCCTTTCTGAGCTTCACGCTTATTCATCTTCCTATATTCTGCTTTAAGTCTTGCTTCTTGTTTCTTGACTTCCTGCTTGTATTTCCTCTGCTCAGCAAGCATTCTCTTATATTCTTGCTTTTCAGCTTTTAACTGATTTTGCTCCATCTTCTGTCGAGCCTTTTCGGCTTTCAACTGAAGCTGTTCTGTCTTACGCTGATTCTTTTCAGCTAACATTTGCTGTCTAAGAGCTTCACGAGCAGATTTCTCTCTGGCTTTTGCTTCTGCTGTCTGTGCTCGTTCGTTAGTAAGCTGTGTTCTAGCTTTCTCTCTTTCAATAGCACTTCTAGCTTTCTCTTCAGCCATTCTATTCTTAAGCTGTTCTTTTGCAACCTGATTCTGAACTCTCTGAGTTCCATAGCTGAGATTTCTGCTCTTTATATCTGTCTTAGCAGCGTGCTTCTGATTAGCCATCTGAGCCTGTTTGAGTCTGAGACTGTCTCTATTTGTTCGATAGCTCTCAGTCTCCATGACTCTTGATCTATGACGATCTACAGCTTCTCCATATCTTTCGGACAAGCTTCTGTGAGCGTGATCATTAGGAACACCATCTCCATCGCCATCACCGAAAGTGAAACGACCACGCTTATCATGATTTCTATTGAAATGCATTAAATATTCAGGCATCTTGTCCTCCTTAATTGCTGCCACCACCGCCACGCAGCTTCTTAACTGATAATGCTATACCAAGGGCTGTAACACCCAGACTTCCTATAGTACCGAGCATATCCATTCCCTTAATGAACTTCTCGCCGGCAGATACCTGCTTAGGTGCAAAGTAATCACTATACTGACGTTCCATTGCTTCACGATTAAGAATTGTCCTTAACTCTGCATCAGATAACTCAGAAAGATCATATCTTACTTTACCGCCGGGCTTAACAAACGGGTTTACAAGTTCCTTTGTATACCTTGTGGCATCTCTGAAACCTTCAGCGGCACTCTTAGCATTCTCAAGATCTTCTCTTACCCATCTGTCAGGGTCATTTAAAGCATCCTGATCTGCTCTCTTATTAGAAGGTTTCTGTAAATTTTTCTGAATCTCGTAATTATATCTTTCCTGACCTTTAGGACTAAGGGTTGATCTACTTCTATCGTATACTCCAGATATTCTTTCGGCACCTTCAGTAGGTTGTCTTGTTTTCACGTTATATGAAGTATACATCGGTTCATAAACTTCATATCTGTTCTTATACGGACTAGTTGTAAACTGTCCTCCGCCGGGACCAGCTCCCTTATGCCAGGGATTAAAGTGCATTAAATAAGCCATAATTTCCTCCTTAGTCAGCGGCTATAGTTATTCGCCATTCTAACTCTTTCAGTGAGTTATCCAAAGCCGTTGCTAACGGTCCTGTCTGTGGCGGGTCAAAGAATTGCTTTGTTTTCATTGAAACGTAAGTTTTTACAAGATTAAGTCTCTTACTGTTACCTAGAAATTCATCCCATGTAGTAGTATTATCTTCTATAGAAAATCCTTCTTCGGGACCAACACCTAACTGATTAAGAATAGAAAGCGCCGAGTTAGTACATCTGATTACATCGGGATCGAATGCTGTATCATCTGGCGATATCCCTACATCTTTTTTAACGGAATCAAGAATACTATTTTGATTTCCGATTGGCTCTAAAGGATCTCCCATACTTTGTTCCTCACTTTACTGTTACATCATTCTTAATAACGTATCCAACCTTGCCTTTAGATGTTACTCTGTAGTAATTACCTACATCACCATCTTTACTGATGACAACACAATCTCCCTTCTTAAGAATAACATTGATCGGAGCGGATTTCATAGGCTCTTTTCTCACATATGTTACTTCAGAAGATATTGTTCCAACAGGATCGAATTCTACTTCATCCTCGATATTTTCATGAACTTCCTCAACAACGGGCTCCTCGACGATATCTGTTTCCTGAATGGGGACTTCTTCCTCGTAAATCTTTTTACCTTCTAACATGATTACCTCCTTAGTGTTTCCATGGGCATGTATCATTTTTTGTTCTTTCTGGCATAATTATAGTTAATAAACTTTCATCACCATAATGTATTGCCTGATGTGTATTATTCTCGGTGCAGATTAGATACTCCGGATTGAGTAGGAAGTCTGTATTACAGTTTATATCCGTTAACAAAATGGGGTTCATATGGTGTACTATTAAGCGCCCCGTTATCAGACGATCTTTTATACCTAAATCACATCCGGAGTCCCTAACAATAATTAGGTCTCTAATCTGTTTCCATTCTCTCGAACGATAGAATCTTTGATTTACATATCTGTCAAAACCGAAAGTTTCTTTTCCTACTTGTCCACCAAGGGATAAGTATTTGAATCGTTCTTCGAATGTTGGGAGTTTAATTAATTCTGAGTAACACTTTATTTTGCTCATATAAACTCCTCTTACTCTGCACCGGTGTATTTTTTCATAGCTGTAATAGCATCGAGATAAAGCTTATCTGATTTCTCCTGAGACTCAATAGCTTTAGTCTTAGCTTCCAGAAGTTTATTCTCTAGCTTGAGTTGTTCTAACTCATATTTAGCTGTAGTGGCACCAAGCTTTAAAAAATGTGTTATTACTTGAGCAGAAGCAGTTCCTTCTCTTAATTGCTTCTCAGCCAAATTCATAGCTAGAGAAATATTTTGCTGTTCTCTAGCTTCAGGTGTCGAAGCCGGCCGTGCTCTTTTTGCTGGCTCCGCAGAGCTTTGCTTTTTAGGTCTCGGCATGAGTGAACTGCCTCCTTTCTATTTTGATTTGTTCATAGCACTTAAAAGAGTCCACAAAGTATGGAGAAACCAAAAGACTCTGAAAGGAGATAATGGAAAGATAATATCTTATTTACTTTGTGAACCCTGCTAAGTACTATGAATAATATTAGAAAAGAGGCCCCGGCATTATTACAGACCGAGGCCCCAATTCACAAGAGGGTTATTATGGAAGTTGTTACATACTCATCTGTTCAATAGTTTTTCTGTAGTTTTCACGCTCTTCCGGATTTCTAGCATTCATCATCATCTGCTCGAGATGCTTTATGATCTCGTCATTACTGTGCCTGCTATAACCTTCTTCATATGAATTTCCTCTATAGGACTGACCGTCACGACTCGTATATCTTCCCATAGAGTCTCTACCTCTACGATAAGATCCATCATTAGGGTTGCCTCTTCTTTCATAAGAACCGTAAGCGTAATCTTCGTCATATCCTCTAGAGTAATCCATACCGTAATCTCTAGAATAACCTTGAGCTGCTGCCTGCTTCATAGCTTCAACTGTTTCAATGTCCTTTAACATGTCAACAAGTTCGCCCATAATACAGATGTCTTCTTTTGTGAACTGTTCTTTTCTGTTCAACTGATCCAGCTCTTCTTCCATTCTATCTTTTGTGTTTAACAAGACTTTCATTTCAAATTCCTCCTTCCCTTAGGCGATTCTCTTAATAGACAGACTACCGTCTATTACGTTAATTGTGGGAGTAGGAACCGTTGTGCCGTCTGTTACGCCGCTAACGTATTCAACTGATGCGGTAAAACAGCAGTTAATAGGAACATCAACTGTAGCTCTGCTTGTTACATTACCATACTCATCAACTGCAGCAGGGGTGAAAATTGCTCTACTACCCTGTTCAGCTTCGCCCTGTATAACAATAGCTGTTGCTATAGGTGTTATTGTTCCTTCAGTAGGAATCGAGATGTTTCCTGTGAACTCGAGTTCATATCTGGCAAAACAACCATTACCTCTTCCACGCAGAGTAAAAATACCTGATCCAGCGGAGTGAACTACATTACCGTTAGGACAGCGTATAGAATCAAGAAACGGAATTGGTGTATTAAGTGGTACTACCTCTACCGAATCCCTTGTTAAATATTCTGCCATAAGAGTCACCTCGCTTTATGCACCACAGCCACATCCGCAGCTATTGTTGCAGGTAAAGATAGGCGTTCTGCCGTATACCGGCGTTGTACCAACCGGGCATGTATCAAGTCTATTATAGATGCTATCAACAATCTGCTGATTCTGAGCAGTCTGAGATGCCTGGCCACGAGCAAAGAGAATTTCCTGACGAAGCTGAGCAATCTCGTCGTTCTTTGTATCAATCTTATCGGAGCACATCTGATCCTTAATAGACTGAATACCACCATTAATAGCATTAAGCAGAAGCTGTGTGTTCTGTGTGTCAGATGTTCTTGTAGCACAAGCTTCACGAGCAATATCTGATCCGAGATTTGCTGTAGCGAGTCTGTTCTCACAGCAGCAAGAAGCAAGCTGAGAAGAGAGTGAATTAATATTCTGTCCAATAAACTGTGTATCAGTAAAGCGCTGATTCATAGAGTCAATAACTCCATTACATCTAGCAACTTCAGCATTTGCAAAGCCCGTGGTGATAGCTGTCTGAATTCCGCTAAGCTGACCTGATAAACCTGCGTTATCAAATCCTCGATTAACGTCATTCTGTGTCTGTGTGTTCCAGAGATAGGGCATTACACCATCACCGCCGAAACCACCAAATCCGCCACCGTTATTCCAACCACCAGCGAAGAGAAGAAGCAGAAGAATCCACCATCCATCTCCCCAACCGTTGCCGAAGCCGGCGCAGCCATTTCCATAACCGCCGTACATCGGAGCTACGGGCATTACCATGTTGTCTGATCCATTAGAAACCATAAGTTTCCTCCTTAAAAATTTATTTCTATCGTTGCAACTAATAGAATACAAATATAGAAGGCAGTATGGTCCGATTATTAAGGACTATACCGCCCTTAATAAATTATCCAAGCATTTGTCTAATCTGTGGATTGTTTTTCATTTGCATGACCTTTGTTACTTGATCTTGAGTAACCTGATTAGTGTTTAACAGGTGCTGCAAAATCTGGTTAGGGTCATTCATTCCCTGAGGAATATTGTATTTTTGACTTAACATGGCTAGCGGATTCTGTTTGAACTGAGCTATCATATTAAGTGGTGTATTTTGATACGGATTAAATTGCTGAAAGATCGGACTAGGCATTTACATCCTCCCTAGCCGGTTTCTTATAATTATTTGGTTTACTACTATTATTAGACCTCAACATTTCCTTAATTTCATTCTTAAAGTTGTTTAAATCATCCTTTGTAACGTAGTTGTCGGCTGATACTTTATTCTGTGTATTAACATTATTCATCGGATCATTCTGCGGCTTTTCTACGTATTCGAGGATCTTAAACTGCACTGGTCTTCCGAACTGATCTACAGACTTTGTATAGATTACCGGTTTCTCCATATCAATTAGTATAGCCATACATGATGGAGCTACCGGGTAAGCCTTAGCATCCTGTTCACCTAATACATAAGCAGCAACAAGATTATTAATGCCAGGCTGTGTTTGAGGCTGCCTTTGAGTATACATCGGCTGCATAATCTGCGGTTGCATACCAGTAAATTGAGAAAATGTTGGGGTGTAAGCCATGAATTATTCCTCTTTCATAAAATAATATATCGGGACCTTTTTACCACTGTCCCAAGTGTCCCAGTAATTACCATCCATAACAGTAACAACATGAGTTCCTGTCGCTAAAACATACAGTCCACGCGGATGATCCCTGCAGAAGTCTTCAATTGTATAACAATCTGGACATTCATTAGGGATTACATGCCGCTTGAAACCGTTTTGTCTGAGTACAGCTGCCCATACTGGGTTAGATGAGGGCATATCTTTCATCTCAAAAGCTTTTGCACTAACTAAAAGATATGTGTTATCCCAAGTTTCTTCTAAAGCTAATGTTAAAGCTCTTATTGTGCAATCTCCGACTTCGTTTTTATCGGGATTTGGATTATAACGTACCCAGCTCATTTTGAATTAAACCTTCTTTAAATATTTTAGTGATACCCACATCTCTCCGCCAATTCTAGCCCATCCGCTTCTGGTCTCGAAAACAGACACAATAGCACCATTCTTGAGTTCACCAACCTTATTAGAGTTGTCAGGCTTTACTTCTGGAGTATTACGGATAGCCAAAAAAGTTCTGATGTTTATAACTTCGTAATCAGTTATTTCAGGAGCAGGAGTCGGTTCAGGTGTAGGCTCAGGTGTAGGCTGAGGCTCTGGTTCTGGATCTTTAGGGAGTAATTTCTCAATAGCAGACCAGTCAGGATGCATAATACCATAAATATACGTATTAGTCTTAGAGTACGTGCATTTAGATACCTTATCTTTCTTGTTGCCTTCTTCAGTGTAGTAATTGTTAGCATCTACGCCGATTATAATCCCGACATGACCACAATCACCAAAAAAGATAATATCACCAACTCGACCAGCTGACTTAGCTACCTTCCAACCCTTCCTGCTCATATAAGTCCAGAACTGTTTACATCCTGCTGCTTCATTCAAAGCTGGCTTTGGCATACCAAACCAGTCTCTGATCTTAGCAAATGAACCACCGAATATCGGAAGGAGAATCTGAACAAACGCCCAGATTACAAAAGTTGCACACCATTGAGCTCCTTGCTTCTTAGTGTTAAAAAACTGCCAAGCTTCAACGTCGAAATATCTATTATACTTGGTAATATTCGTTCCCGTCTCTTTATAGTCAACCTGATTGGCTAAAAGAGCAAGCAACAGGCCTATCAGTTCATCAATTGTCTTCGGTATTACGGCCATATTAGCCTCCTTCTGACAACTGTTTCTTGTATTCAGCATCAGAGATCTTGATGACAACACCTGCAAGAGTACCGAGACCGCCAAGTACGGCTGTAATGATAGCAGGGATTTCTCCAGTCTGAACTGCTGCTAAAATACCAAGAATAAATGTGCACACAGGGGTGGCAAGAAGCATTACCCACTTAAGAATGTCATAAACTTTGTCTGGTAATTTCATTTTGAGTTTTTCTCCTTTCATTTAGTTGTAAAAAGTACAATAAACATAGAACCAATTACGAAAAATAATACGAGACCAAGAGAAATCGAAAGATTATCAATTGACATCATGTAAGATAACGCTTTTGATATTCTTCTCTAATGTACTCGCTGGCCATTCTTGTAAGTCCATTTGCAAATTGCGGATGGGTTTCACAATACTTGTTGTATGTATCTATATCTAGAATCTGTTGTCTAAATGATTCATCCGAGTGATATCGTCCGTCATGTAGTTCATCAGCAAATCTAAGTATGTGAGTCCGAGCAAGTATGGCCTGATGCTGTGATTGGTCTTCTTTTACTTTTCGTAATTCTACTTTCATCTCTGATACAATTTGTTTTACTTCTTTAATGTCTTCTTTTTTCTTATCATGTCGCTGTATCAAGAACTGGATGAAGGTGAACAATGCTCCACAACTTAATAATCCGAATAGATAATTAAGAATGAGTTTTGTAGTCTCGTCCATTAATCATTACCTCCTTCCTAAGTTTTACAGATTAACATTAATAATTTCCATATTTCTCACTTCTGTTCCATGATATTTGAAGATCTAGTGGGTCTTGCAGGACCTCTATAATGCATAGAATACCGAAAAGATACATTACAGATTCTTCACTAAACCTTCAAACACCATGAAACATACCATGAATTTTACCCCCGGAGAAATTTTTGGG